TGTCCATTTCTCGTATGTATCCCCTTCTGGTGTTATTGAGTGGATGCAGACAGTTCCTAGTGCTTCTATTAAATCACGTTTTGTGAAATTTTTTAAGTTACTTCCGTCTGTATCTTGAGGATTATCATACGCTGTATCCGTTAGTTTGTCCATCATTGTTTTTCCAACTGATTTAAACATATCTGTTGAAAACAATTCTCGTATCGTAAATGTGATAGGTTGCCATTTAATATCGGTTGGTTGGTTGAAGTAGTGGTTTAAGAGTTTAAACTGCTCCGTACCAACTTGATAACTTGGTCTGGAAACATTTGTGATGAACGCTTGTGGTATGTCGTTTATGTAAAGATAAAACCGATACGCTTGTTGCGCTTCATTAATGATACGATATTGGTCTTGTTGAGTCATCTTATAAGTAAGTATTAGTCATTTGAAAAAACTTCGTGACTAGCGAAATCATAAGATAGAGTAACTGATAGAGTCATCAATTCTTCACTATCGTATGCAACATCATCATAATTAACGCTTTTTACCCAAGCATTGTGGAGAGTCCACTTTTCAACGTCATTGCCTGCGGCATCAATTGTCTTGATGGCAATCTGGCCTTTTGTTGCTGCGATGGATTTCTTCTTTGAAATACTTGTCTTCCATCCCGAGTTGTCGTTTGTCCAATCGCTTGGAAGAACATACCCAGAGTCTTGAATGATTTGGAACATCAAAGAAGCGACATCAGGATCAATAGGATCTACGAGAGAAATTGAAATGTCATCATAAGTAACCCTACCTGGGAATTTGAACTCGTGTGAAAGATAGTTGTGAGTTGCCCCGGCAGATACGTTGATTGTGGGACGACCAGAAGTTTTAACCACCCATGCTGGAATGTCTCCGAAAGTAAGAATAAACTTAAACTTTCTTTTTGGTTCAATGTTGGGTGACTGCCACTGTGGAATACTAGTCTGTTTTGCCATTAGATTTCTCTCCTATTAATCTTCAAATGCTGCGCCTGAGTTTGCAATCACAAAGTCAACTGCGATAAATTCAATTGCTCTGGCTGGTTTCAGGAAGACCTTAGCGTACAGAACATTCTGATCAATCAGGTCGTCTGTGGTTGTGGTACTATCAAGAACCAATTTATAATCCGTTAAGCCGAATTGTGCTTTGACATCGCCAAGGAATGGGTTTGCTTGGTTGATAAAGCGATCCCAAGTCTCTTGAACGTTTGGTTCAAAGAGAATGTCAGAAGCGATTCTTGAAATGCCTTTCTTAACGAACAGAAGAAGTCTTCTGACGTTGATTCTATCCAAAGCAGAGCGTGTAACCTGAAGGGTCTTTTGACCAAAGATTACAATACCTTCGCTTGGGAAAGAGGCGATTGGGTTAATGTTTGCTTCGTAGAGCTTATCACGCTGCTTTGAGGTGAGTTTCTCTGTTACCGAAACAACGGGGATGCCTGCTACACCGCTTGTCAATCCACCACGGTTGAATCCCGCTGGGGAGAACCAAGGAGCCTTAACTCGGTCTGTATAAGACATAGCACCGAGGGCTGCTACTGATGGTGGCATATAAACCAGATTACCGAATAGGGTATCTCTGATTTGTGTCCAAGGGTAATAAGCGCAGGCGTAACTTGAGTTTAACCCACGGTTCTTGAGGTTTGTTACTGTCGTATCGACATCGCCATAACTCTTTGCTGCCTCTGTTTCGTGTGCTGGTTGAAATCCACCTTTGAGGTCGATGATTGCCAAAGCATCAGCACGAGACTCAACAGTTTCAATAAGCTGAGTGGTCAAACCTTCATGGGTTAATCCAGGGATTGTTGCAATGTTATATTCAACAAACTCTGGGTCTTTGATATTGTCAATTGATTCTTTGTAAGAATTGAAGGCATAGCTGTTCTTGTCTATCTTTCCTTCAATATGCTTGTTCGCCAATGGTTCCATTTTCGTGACATCGAAGCCATCAGAGCCACCTGCTAAAACCGTCGTGAATGAATCAATACCAGCGTCTAACAAATCTTTGTAAGAGCCAGAAGTGATATACTTTTGAGTTACGTCAGAATCGTTGTAAGTAAACTCACTGTATTCCGATGTTGAACCGGAAGCGAGTGTTCCACTGATATAATCGAGAGTAAACTTGAACGAAGCAACAGTGTATGTACCTGTGACTTGTTGGTCTACATCGCTAGACTTAGCACGAACAATATCACGAATATCTTCGTTGAACTTGGAATTTGTTTTTGTTTTTCCTGTCCAAACTCCAAAATAAACATCCTTCACGCTACCTGGATCATCTTGGCTGGCGCTTAGGCGTAGTTGTGGTTTTGGAAACTGTAACAACAGGTTGGTTGGCATATTAGCGGAAGCTGTTATAGCAGCAGAAGCAGTAGCCAGTGAGGTAGTTGCCAATAGGGCATCGGCACCTGTCTTGGTTGTATCTTTATATTTTAAAGGACCGTAAACACCAAATGGTAGACACTCTTCGTTTGCTTGACCAGCATCAACATCTGTGCTCATTTGTACACGAATGTACTTTGAGTTATTTGGGTATTGACCTTCGACTTTCAAACGGCGCTCATTGGCGTCGTATCTAGCGTACTGTGTACCAATCTTACGCCCAATGTAATTAAGGGAGTTTGGATTCAGGTTACAGTTGCTAAATTGTTCCAATACGATTGGAGCTTTATCTGTATCGCTGATGCGTCTTACGAGAACATCGAATGTTCCATAGAGATTAAACTCGTCTTGAGAGTGTTTGATATTTGCAATCGAAATTTTAAGATTGTTTTGAGACCATTCACCGTGACCAAGGTCGTGAATTTTAAAAAGTCTTTGGAGTCCATCAAAATTGACTGCCGATCCAAGTTCTTGCGAAACAAACCACCCAGTTTGTCCACCGCCTGTTTCAGATTGCTCAAAAGAATTGTTACGGGCGTGGTGTTTGATACTACCTTGTTGAAGTCCCAAAATAACACCGTGAGTAGGACTTGATACTCCCATCATTTTGTGAGTTCTTTCAAAAGTTTCTCCCAACCAATATTTCTCTGTACTTAGTAGTGTTGGGTTGGTGTTAAATACTTTGCGAATATAGTCTTTGCTGGTGGGGTCAAGGTTAAACTTGATATCTTTAGAAAGACCATCGCCTCTGAGATGGGCAGTGAATGTTCCGTTAGAGGATGTTACATATTCTGGTTTCCCATCAAATTCTGTCGTTAGCTCAATAGAACCTGTCTGGAGGTACCAAACTGCCGCTAGAGAACCTGTCTCTGTTGCAGTAGTACCGTCGAAGACCCAAAGGCCATAAGCACCGCCACCGGCAGAGTTTGTGGTAGCAGGGATAACATCTAGATTAATGTTCCAGCCAGCCTCTCCACCAGCAGTCTTGTCTTGATGTTCTTTACCGAGAAGGCGAACAACGTTAATTGTCGAAGAGTTTTTTAGCCAAGCCTTTGCGGCATAAGCAGCATAAGTAGGGGCAATCTTATTTCCATTTCTCCAAGCGTCTGTGGCCTCTCCACCTGGGTGGGGCTCTCCAAACATCTCAACGAAATCTGAAAATGAATCAACTTGGACCGGCCTCATGGCAGGTCCTCTTTGCATACGACCAATAACTATTGGTCCAATGTCTCTTGGTTGTGCAGGCAATTGAGAATTATCAATCTCATTTAAAAAGATGCCTGGGGATACAAATCTAAACTTTTTTGCGCTCATACTGGGTTCTCCTCGAAGCAAACGAACTTTATACAGTAATTAGTTAAAGAATTCTCAAAAAGCATCACTCTCTGTATGGTTCTTTGTCGTCTCCGTCGTTGACTGCATTTTCATTTACGTCACCGAGGATAACCCTTTCTCTAGGGAACCTTATTTTAACTCTGTTTTCTCTAATTCCGATCTTAGGTTGAATCTGATTTTCTTCCGATCCAACGATAAAGCCGAGAACTTTTATTGTTACAACTGTCTCGTATTTCTTTTCGTCTTCCCCAAGGCTTGAAATATTATTTTCTTGCGATAGGGAAGCGTCAATAAACGCTTCATACGAGTATCCGTCCTTCTCTATTATAAATTGGTTGATGCCACCTGTGTATACAGCGAATGGTGACATCATTTCGTTCATTTGCTGTTGGTAATCTGCTCTCAAGTTAATTGAGTAATTCATATTATAGTACACAGGCATTTGTATATACTTTGACTCATACACAATTCTTTCATTCTTTGGAGTAGGAAAGTTAATCTGTCCTCTCAATCTTTGACTTGTGGAGTTAGCAAAGTTTTTTGTTTTGTCTTGTTTGATTCTTCTTGACACATAGAAGGAGTTTCTTCTTCTATCGTTGATTGGATAAACGTTTCCAGGTATTGGTCGCTCTCCGACATTTGTTTTTTCTACGTTTGTTCTTTCAATGGTGATCATCGGGAAGACAAGTGCTTGTGAGTCTTTTGATCTCATCTCTTGTTTGTGCTTGATCTGAAACGCTCTTTCTGCTGTTAACCAAACCACAGGAACCTTCTTCCATCCTTCGTTTGTTGTGGCACTGATGTTTAAAACATTCTCTACCCACTCTAAGACGGCAGCATCAATCTTCTCAAAAGTCGAGGGTTCTAGGTTTTCGTATTTACTTGGCATTAAACTTTCCCTCTCTTGCTCTTACACACTTTGCTGATATCTCATAGCGATGATCAATCTGACCAAACAGTTGTTTTGGTTCGTCCAACTGAACGATTTCATAGTGGATGTCGCCGTATAGGACGAAATCACCTTCTCTCACGAACAGATCTTGATCTTCTGTCAGTCTTCTCTTGTGAAAGTGTATTGTGATTGAGGACCTACGATCAATACCGAACTTACCAGTCTCTGTGACCAGTCCTTCCCATTCAACTAGGGCGTGTACCCTTATCGGTGGTAAAAAAGTTTTTTCTATTGCTTCACCGTATGTGTTGTGGAAGTTGGTATGTTCTACACTGATAGGATAATACGCTATTGTTTGACCGATAACACGCTCAATAATCTCGTCATTCGTTTGTTTAACGAAGTCTCTTTCTTTCTTGCCCGTGAAAAGCGGTGGTGGCGGGGCATCTGGTTGTGACCATTCATTGTCCGACATCTATTTTATCCTACGAAAATTGGCAGTGGTACTGCTCCTTGGGTTTTGGAAGCGTTCTCAACGATTGCAGCATCCTTTTCAGCGAGCTTGGCGTATGTCAACTCGTCTAGAATACCTTTAAGTTCGTCACGAAGGGCGTCTTGTTCACCTTTACCCTGGGAGATCAAGTCACTTCCGTTCAATGTAACACTCTCACCTGGGATTGGAATAGAACCAAACTTGCTTCTCACCTGTCCTAACATCTCTTTACTGATTGCTAGGGCAAATCTACGGATCCACTGCTTACCAATGCTGTTAATGTTAGCATATGGAATGTTTGCGAATGGCAGAGTATTCATATTGTTAATACCGTCCACATTCTTTCTCTTGTCTGAGTATTCTTCCCAGGCATCTTTCTCAACTGTGAACTCTATCCATAGTTTATCTTCTGCATCGTTTGTACTTGGAGATGGAAACAATCTTATTTTGTTGTTCTTCAACTCATAAGAGAAGTGAGACACTCGTGTGTTGATGCTGTCTTCATACATAATGGCTTGCATCTTGTTTTGCCAAGTTGGGACCACTTCAAAAGTAGAATCGTCAGCAAACATGCCATAAGTTGATAGATTGCCTACTGAATTCATGCCGCCATAATAGCCATAAAATCTCC